CACGGGGATGGGACTCTATCAAACGGCCAGCGCCTGCCATGGCTTGGCGCGCGCCGGACACATCCGGCTCCTGACCAAGGGCAAGCCGGGCAAGACGGGTCACCCGGCGGTCTGGACGACGGCCTAGGTTCTCCCATGCTCCAGTTTATGAGAAAGGTGATCGGCTTCGTGCGCTGGACCAACGCCATCGTGGGGGGTGCGCTGGTCGGCCTGGGGTCAACATTTCAAGACTGGTCCCTGGTCTGTGCCGGGCTGATCTTCGCGGCCATTGCGGTCTGGGTCTGTGGGTGGATCAGCGAGATGGTGGAGGACCCATGAATAACTTTGCCCATCTTAAGCCGGAATCGCCGTTCTACGATCTGTTCCCGAACGGGCTCTGCCCGATTATCAACATCATCGTGCCCAGCCAGGTTGAACTGGAGGGGTCCAGCGAGACGCTGGTTTACATGGTTGACCTGGAGAAGGTCGGGGACCGGCCGCTGGCCGAGATTGCGCAGCGCATCGCGGAGCAAAACGGAGCCAGTTTCACGACTGTATTCAACGAGATAAAGGCCAGGGGACTGCCGCTGCGCGTGAGCCAGTGCAACGGGTGCTCAACGGACGTGCCATGGTTTCTCTAACTCCATCCCGGCCGCTGCTGCGTTATCACGGCGGCAAGTGGCAACTCGGTCCGTGGATTCTCTCTCTGATGCCGCGGCACCGAATCTATGTCGAGCCATTCGGCGGCGCCGGCAGCGTCCTGCTGCAAAAGCCTCGGAGCTACGCGGAAATCTACAACGACCTGGACGGCGAGATCGTGAACCTCTTTCAAGTGGTGCGGGACAATGGCGAGGCGCTCAAACGCGCAGTGGAGCTGACCCCGTTCGCGCGGGCGGAGTTCGAACTCAGCGTCGAGGCGTCCTCTGATCCGGTGGAGCAGGCCCGCCGCACACTGATCCGCAGCTACATGGGCTTCGGTGGCAATCTTACCCGGCTGACGATCTCCGGCCGTCCTGAACACACTGGCTTCCGCAACTACTCGAAGAAGAATCGCCGCTCCATCCCGGCGCAAGACTGGCGGCACTGGCCGGCAGGACTGCCGGAACTCATCCAGCGACTACAGGGTGTCATCATCGAGCGGCGCGATGCGTGCGAAGTGATGCTGAAACATGACGGGCCGGACACGCTCCATTTCGTGGACCCGCCATACGTCCACGGGACACGGGAGCGGGTTAACAGCTACCGTCACGAGATGGACGAAGATGCCCATCGTCGGTTGGCCGTGGTGCTGCACGAACTCCAGGGCGGCGTGATGCTCGCCGGCTACGGCTGCCCTCTCTATGACGAGGAACTTTATGTCGGCTGGAGAAGAATCACCCGCAAGGCGTTTGCCGACGGCGCCCGCGAGCGGACCGAGGTTTTGTGGCTGCGCAACGTTGAGGCGCACGGGATGCTGCCGGGCTTGGATGGGTAACCCTGAATGAGCACTCCACTGATAATCGACGATGGAGTTCGAGAGCAACTGCGTGCCCTTTACCAAGTAGCAGTGGCGGCGGCCGTGGACATGAAGAAGTTGGTGGAAAGCATCCAAACGCCTGAAGGCAAGGCTGCGCAGATGAAACAGATGACGCGGCAAACTATCGAAATCCCACTGGCCTACCTGGTCACGTTCTCAATCGAACACAACCACCCGTGCGGGACGTGCAGGCACATGTCCATGAGTGTGCAGAAAGCTGGCCGCATCCCCAACCAGTACGCGCTCTGGCTGATCGCGGAGGAACTGGGCTTTTGGGGCAGCCTCAAGGAGTGCGCGATCTGGCCCGAACAACTGCGCGGCCACGGGCAAGCGATCAATGTCGTGCAGCCGATGGAGAAACCAAAGGCCTGAACCTATGGTGCGCCCGCAACTATTACTCGACCTGCACGCGGAGATGATTGTGGATAACTTCGCGGGCGGCGGCGGCGCGTCCACGGGCATCGAGCGCGCGCTGGGCCGTTGCGTGGATGTCGCGATCAATCACAACCCGCAGGCCGTCGCGATGCATCAGGCCAACCATCCGCAGACTCTCCATTTGCAGGAGGATGTATTTGCGGTGGATCCCGCCGCGGTGACTCGCGGGCGGCCGGTCGGGCTCGCTTGGTTCTCGCCGGATTGCACGCATTTCTCCAAGGCCAAAGGGGGCAAGCCGCGGTGCAAGAAGATCCGAGGGTTGGCCTGGGTGATGGCGAAATGGGCCGCGACGGTGCGCCCGCGCGTGATGGTGCTGGAGAATGTCGAGGAGTTCACGACGTGGGGGCCGCTGCTGGGGGATGGAACCCCCTGCCCAAAGCGCAAGGGGAACACTTTCAAAAGTTTCGTCAAGCGGCTGCTCAATCTGGGTTATGCGGTGGAGTGGCGGGAACTGCGCGCGTGCAATTATGGGGCGCCGACCATTCGCAAGCGGCTGTTCCTCGTGGCGCGGTGCGACGGCCGGCCGATTGCCTGGCCGGCGGCAACGCACGGCGATCCCGCAAAGCCAGAAACCAAACGCTACAAACTGAAGCCGTGGCGGACGGCGGCGGAGTGTATCAACTGGTCGCTGCCGTGCCCGTCCATTTTCCTGACGCCCGAGGAGGCGCGCAAGGTGCGGGCCAAACGGCCGCTGGCGGAAGCCACACAACGCCGAATTGCGCGGGGCATATTCAAGTTCGTCGTTGGGGCCAAGCGGCCGTTCATCGTTCGGTGCGCTCACGGCGAAGTCTCGCCTGGCGGCGTGAAGCGATGGGGTAGCGGCGTCCACTCGGTTGAAGAGCCGTTGCCGACGCTGACGGGATCGAAGGACTGCGCGCTGGTCTCGCCGTTCGTCACTGAATGCGCCAATGGGAGTTCGCCTCGGGTTTTTTCTGCCGACGAACCGTTGCGGACACAATGCGCAGAGGTGAAGGGCGGGCATTTTGCGCTCGTGGCGGCTTTCCTCGCCAAGCATTTCAGCGGAGAACAACTCCATGCCTCCAGCGCGGAGGCGCCGCTCCCGACCGTGACGGCGCGTGACCACAACGCGCTGGTGGCGTCGCATCTGACGAAGTTTTACGGCACGGCCACGGGCCAGGACCTGCGCGAGCCGATTCACGCCATCACCGCGCAATGCGCCGGTGGGCATCACGCCGAGGTCCGCGCGTTCCTGATTAAGTATTACGGGCAGGGCGGTCAGCTTTCATCAGTGAACGACCCGATGCACACGGTCACGGTAAATGATCGGATGGGGTTGGTGACCGTGGACGGGCACGACTACCTGATCGATGACATCGGGATGCGGATGCTCAAACCACGCGAATTGTTCGCCGGGCAGGGTTTCCCGGCGGATTACGTCATCACTCCAGTCGTCAACGGGAAGCCGTTGACTGAAGAATGCCAGGTGCGGGCGTGCGGCAACAGCGTCCCGCCTCCACTGGCCCAAGCCATCGCCGCGGCCAACGTGCCGGAGTTGAGTGTCTGGGGCAAAAGAGAGAAGGGGCGCGCGGCATGAAACCGACATGGAACTGAACCCAAATAATCCAGTGGCAAGGGCCGCCAGCGGCCAGTGGCATAAGATCGCCGCCCTCATCATGCACAAGCTCGGCGTGACCCACGTCGAGATTCGGGCGGAGGACTCTGACGCGCTGACCGCAAAGGGGCTGAACATCGGCATCGCCGACGACAAGGGCTACATGGAGATCTTCCTCCTGACGCCCGAGCAAACCAAAGCCATGCTCAAAAAGCACAAGGGCACCGTGGAGGACGCATGAAATACCGAAAGAAACCAGTGGTCATCGACGCCGAAAAATGGGAAGGCGCGAACCTGAATGACGACAACTCAATGTTCCAAGATCCTGCGGTAATCATCAAAAGTGACGGCTCGGAGTTCATGGTCGGCACGCTCGAAGGCGTGATGACCGGAAAACTCGGAGACTGGCTCATTCGCGGCGTCAAAGGCGAACTGTATCCGTGCAAGCCGGACATCTTCGAGGCCACCTATGAGCCAGTGTCCTAACACCCGCATCGAACGACCCAGCATGAAAGCGATGGAGGACGCATGACGATTCACTTCATGGGCTACGGTATGACGGCGTGCCTCATCAACGGACCGCCCGCAAACTGGCCGGAAGGTCACAAGTGGTCGAGTGACTGGGCGGACGTGACGTGCAAGACGTGCCTGGCCGGCAAGGAACTCACGCAAACAATCCGCATCGCGGAGGACGGGAAGTCGATGACCTGCCTGAAGTGCGGCAATACGACTCACAACCAAAACGACGTGGACAACCACTACTGCAACTTTTGCGCTGTGTTCCACGATGACATCTGGCCACCTGCGCGTAAGGCGTGGCTCGAAGGGACCCCATGCCCGTTTATGTGACCCAATACCTCTGTGAGCAGCGCCATTGCATCGTCGCGATGGCCTGGGAGGATGGCGGCGCGGAGACCCGCGACACCGTGGAGCACAAACTCCTGTCCATCACCCGGGAAATGAAGATTAACCCTTGGTGCGGCCTGTGCGGCTCGGCCAAGCTCCATTTCGAGCATGCCCTTAGCCCATTCGCCACTCTCGCAGAAGCCATGCCCAGCTTGAACGAGTGCCAAGAGGCACAGAGACTCACGCGGGAACACTTCGCCCGGCAGCCCAAACCAAACTAGGATGGGAGGAATGGGACGAATGCGACCAATGACGAAGAAGAAGCAGCCGGTCGGGCGGCCGGCCAAGATCACGCTCTCGGTGGTCGATAAGGTGGGGGAATTGATGGCTCTCGGGATCCCCGAGGAGCACGCTTGCGCGCTGTGCGGGGTCAACGCGGCGACGTTCGGGCCGGCGGTGTCGCGCTCGGAGGCGTTCAAGGCGGCTCTCAAACTGCATCATGCGCGGTTCATGGCGCGGGCGCTCAAAGGTATCGCGGCGGGAGGCGAGGTCGCTCAGTTCACCGACCAGGATGATAACGTGCGCGATGTGCGGTTGCCTTGGCAGGGACTGGCTTGGATCCTCGAACGCCGGTACAAGCCGCACTTCAATAAGACCGAGGTTCACAAGGATAAGGAGGCCGATGGGGAACGCGGGGGCCTGCTCACGGCGGCGGATATGGCGGAGCTGGAGCGGATCATGCGGGCGGAGGTGATCGAGGGGGAAAGGCTGAAGGCTGAAGGCTCAAGGCTGAAATGAAAAAGAGGGGACGCGACTTCGCAGAAAAGTTTCGGCGGCGACTGCTGGCCTTGCAGCGACGGGCCTATGAGGCGGGGTTCGCCCGCGGACTGGAAACGCAGGCCAGCCATGACATGGGCCATGGTGAACACGCGATGACGATGGCCGAGGGGTGGCGGGAATATCTCAAAGGGAGGAAAGCGTGATGGACGCAACTTGTGAACGCTGCGGGGATGACTACACCGTCCGCGATGGATGCGACCCGACACCCCTCTGTGACGCTTGCGCGCATGACGTGTTTGACCGGGCCATTTTCCTGGAGGGTTGGCAGGCGGTGTATTTGCCCAATTGCAAAGAGCCTGATGTGCCGATTGCCATTTTCCAGTATGCCGACCAGGCGCACCGGTGGGCGGAAGAGAATTACCGCGGGCAAGGTTTCGTCACGCGCCAAGTGCCCAAAGGCGGAACGTTGCGATGGAAACCGCCGATTGTATGAAGAAGGGGAGGAAGGCGAAGAAAGGGAAGAAGGCAGCCCTCACCCCGGCCCTCTCCCCTCCGAGGGGAGAGGGAGCAGGTGGGGCAGCCTTTGTCAGGGCGGACCCGCCAAAGGGCGTTCCGATGTCGGAACTGGCGCCTGAGCAAAAGCGGATCTTCACGTTCCCGTCGGCGTTCGGGCGGCATGTGCTCAAATTGCCGCTCACGCCCAAGCAATGCGAGATTCTCGATGCCCACCGTCCCACGGACTCAAATTGCACCACGGTCTGTTGCAACGAAGCGGGCAAGACGACGATGATGATCACGACGCTGGTGCTCTGGCACACTTGCCTGTTCCCGCGCGTCGGGAATTCGGGGGCCATTCACACAAGCGGATCGTGGAACCAGATCACCGATCAATTGGTGCCGGCGCTCAAGATGCACTCGCTGAAGTTTCCCAAGTGGCGGTTTCTCGACCGGGAGATTCAGCGCGACGGGATTCCCAACTGGATGGCTTACTCGGTGCGCGATGAGAAATTGGGCGAGGGGTTTCATGGGTCGCCGGAGCATCCGCTGCTGGCCACGGTGGATGAGGCGAAGTCGGTTCGGGATCCGGTGTTCCGTACGATTGAGGAACGGTGCCGTCCGCAACGGTACGGACTATTCAGCTCTACGGCGTTTTCGACGGGGAAGTTTTACGAGTCGCACACGAGCGAGGCGGCTTTCTTCAAAGTGTTCAAAATGACGGTCGAGGATTGTCCGTGGATCTCCCGCGACAAAATGCAGCGGCTGATCGAGAAGGCGGGGGGCGGGGATTACGACAAGGGGCTCCAGGATCCTTGGATTCGCTCGGCGTTTTTTGCCGAGTTCATGCAGTTCGTTCAGGATTCGTTGCTGTCGTTGACCGATTATGAGGAGTGCCTGGCGGATGCGCCTCCGGCGCGCCCGGGGCCGCGTCATGTCCGGCTGGACTTCGCCGCGGGCGGGGATGAGAACGCCATCGGGGTCGCTCACGGGAACCGGGTCTGGCTGGATGACGCCTGGCGGGATACGAACACGATGAGCGCAGTCGGGCGGTTCCTCACCAGGCTGAATAAGCTCAAGGAAACGATTGGGCTCCGGCCGGAGGAGGTCGAGGGGGATGCCGATGGGCTCGGCGGGCCAATGGTGCAACGCATTCAGGAGGCGGGCTGGGACATTGTGCCGTTTCACGCGGGGGCGAGTGCCTTCGAACCGTCCAAATTCTTCAATCGGGCGTCGGAGGAGTGGTATCGCGGGTGCGAGAAGATCAAGCTGCGCCAGGTGTCGCTGCCGGATGACCCGGATACCAAGGCGCAACTGGTGGATCGGCGGCAGTTGTTTCATTCGTCGGGACTGATCAAGATCGAGAGCAAGAAGGAGCTTTTCGCCAGGCAATCCAAGGACGGCCGGCCGCAACGGTCGCCGGACCGCGCGGAGGTATTGCTGGGCGCCATGGCCCCGGCTGCCCGCACAGGCTCGCTCTCCCTGGGCACCGGACAGGGGGCCAAGGGGCCGTGGGATGATGACCCGGACATCGGGCCGAGCCGGCGTGATGATGAATTGCGCGTGCCGGAGGAGGTGCTGGCGGGGCTGGATGCGGGGGGATAGGGGCCGAAAGCGGGAAAGCGAGATTATGACTGCTGAGCAAATTAAATCGAAGATCGAGTTCGCTACCACTGAAACAGCGGACCGGATCGTGTGTATCACGGGCGGAATTCAATTCCGCGCGGGGATGACTTACAACGCCGGGCTGGAGGCGCAACACAGCCGAGCCTTGGAAGAAATCAAGGAGAGGTTGAAGGAGATCATCCTGCGGGAGCTTTACGAGGACCAGCGGCGGGAATTGTATGAAGCGGTCGATGGGCTCATTTATGGAGCACCCTTTGGGCGTTCGTTTACGGAGGCGGCGGACCGTTTAATGAAGGCGGCGCGATACCAGAGACCTGCGCCGGAAAAGACGAGCAGGATGGTGGCGTCCATTGACGAGCCGACCGTGACATATCCCAGAGATCGAGTGGTGGCGTGTCCGACTTGTGAGACTCGCGTGGTGGTCAGGGAAGTTAGGTGAATTTCGCAACGCAGTAAAAAGGGGCATGTCCATTTTTGCGGCCTCGTTCGAGGTGGGAAAAATGGACATGGGCGAGGATCGGGGGGCGGTCGGGGCGGGGGAATGAGCCGTTGACAGTTCCACGTGGAACAACGAGTGTCCAACCACATTGGACATTGTTTGTCTAATGGCTTCTCGCTTTTGCCTTCTTCGATTCATGACCGGGTGTTGCAGGCGCTTCAGGACCGTAGCGTGTGGGAGGAGCGTCAAAAGCTTTGGTACGCGCTCCGGCACGACGGCCTCCGGCGCCGCAATAAACCGTTCAAAGGAGCGGCGGACCTGCACTTGCCCATCGCCGATAATGCGGTCGAGAAGCTGAAGCCGTATTACATCAACTCGATTTTCTCCCGGCAGCAATTGGCCAGCTTCACGCCGCTCGGGGATGGGACTGGGGATGGGGTCTCGGGTCTGGGGTCTGGGGTCTCGGGCCAAGACGCCAGACCCAAGACCCCAGACGCCATCGGGGCGGATGCGAGCGCGGCGGCGGCGCAGTCGCTCGACTGGCGGATCCGTAACGAGACCAATTTCAAGCGGAAGGTGCATGCGCTGATCGATTCGATGCTGGTCTGCGGGCGCGGGATTCTGAAAGTGCGCTGGGATAAGAAGCGGGCGGGGGTGGTGTACGAGAATATTGACCCGCTCTATTTTATTGTTCCGCGGCGCACGGACGAGCTGGACGAAGCGGATTGGTGCGTGCATTGCAAACAGATGTCCGTCGCCGCTTACGAGCGGGATGGGCGTTACCTGGCGGATGAGGAGACGCTCAATCGGATTCGCGGCGGGGATGCGCAGTCGGATCGCGCGGGCAAGGAACAGGAGAAGGCGGCGCGGGAGGGGTTGACCTATTCGAACGATAAGGACGAAGTCGTGCTTTGGGAGTGTTTCGAACACGACGCGAAGGGTTGGACGGTGCGCACTTATAGCCCGGCGGCGCCGGAGTTGAAGCTGCGCGAGGATTTCAGGCTGGGGTACCGGATGCGCGGGGAGCCGATGTTGCCGTTTGTTTCCTGGCAGTTCGAGATCGGCGAGGATGGGTGGTACGCTCCGCGCGGGGTGGTCGAGAGGGTGGCGCCGTTCGAGACTTATGGGACGAAACTCTGGAATGCGAAGGCGGATTTCCTCGAGTATTGTTTCAAACCGCTCTTCACGCAGACGGCTGGGTCTCCGGAGATTCGCAACACGACGAACATCCGCCTGGCGCCGGGCGAAGTGATGCCGCCGGGGTTGACTCCCGTGACGATGCCGACGCCGCCGGTCGCGCTGGATGAGGAGATCAATAACACGCGGGCCATCGCCGAGGAGACGGTGCAACTGCCCGATTTCGGGGTGCAACGGGAGGGGGACGCGGGCGGCACCAACAAGCGCACGGCCACGGAGCTGGATTACATCGGGTCGTTTGCTTCGCAGGGGATCCAGTATCGCGGACAGATTTCCGGAATGTCGGAGGGCGAGACCTACCGCAAAACATGGGCGCTTTACGTGCAGTTCGGTGGTCAGGAGCAGGCTTATTTCGCGTCTCGCTCGCGCAAGGTGCTCCCGGTGCAGGCGCTCCATGATAATTACCTGATCGAACCGGATGGCACGCCGGACCAGTGGAACAAGACGCAGCGGGTGCAGCGCAGTATTGCGCGCTATCAGATGTTCCGCGGGCATCCCAATGTCAATCAGGAGGAGTTGGTCAAATCCATCCTGGAGGATGATGACCCGCGCCTGGTCAAGCGACTGTTCCTGACGACGGCGGCCAAGGCGGGCAATGAGTCCGAGGATGAGGCGGTGGAGATCATGCTCCTGATGAATGGGTGGCCAGCGGTCGTGAATCCCGAGGAGGATCATGCGCTGCGTATCAAGATTATCGCCGGCAAGATGGCCCAGCTTCAGCAGCACGGCGTGCCGGTGGATCCGGTGGCGCAACAGCGGCTGCAGCAGCACCTGGTGCAACACTTGATGTTCCTCAAGAAGCAGAATCCGGTGTTGGCGCGGCAGATCGAGGCGGCCATTCACGCGCTGGATGGTGGGGCGGGGGCTGGGAGTAATCCGCAATCCGCAATCCGCAATCCGCAATTAGAACTTTCTCCCGGTGTGGCGCCGGGAGCCATAGCCGGGCGCGGGGGTGCTTCTGGGTTTGGCGCTCCCGCGCCTGAGTTGGGCGGACCGCCGGCGGAAGGGATGGCGGTATGATTCGTGAGTGGGTAAGCCGGTGGGTCGGTAAGCGGGCGGGGAGTCCTGTCCCACTCACCGGCTCACCCACTCACCCACTCACGGTCTTCTTCCCCGTCGTCATCGCAGGGGAGCCGCCGGAGTGGACCCCGGGGGACCGGGCGGCGTTGGCGGCTTACTTCCGATCTCCGTCCGGGGAGAAGCTCATCGAGCTGATTCGCTTTTACGAGCAGGGGATGAACCGGCAGGCGTGCCTGGCCGCCGGCACCCAAACCGATCGGGCCTGCGGACGGGCCGCGGGATTCCACGATTGCGGGGAGTGGCTCATGAAACTTTCGGCGACCGTCACGCCGCAAACTGACGAGAACAGCGAGGACCGCTTTGGAGCGCGCGACCTGGCTGAACGACACGCTCCGTAAACCACAATACCAGAACTCGCGGAATTGGACCAAGCTGCCGAGGCGAATGACCCCCGGGTGGCCGACATCATGGCTGATATGGAGGCGGAGGATTCCGCTTCGCAGGCCAGGGGCGGCGATGGGCGGTTCTTAAGCGCGCACAATCAGAGCCGCCGCGCCGGCCAGCCAGAGGCAGCCCAGTCCAATCCCAAGGGCGAGGCGACGTCAACGAAACCAGCGGCGGAGACAGCTCCCAAGCCGGCCGGTTCTGACGGCAAAACTTCCACTGATCAAACGGAGAGCGGAGAGCGGAGAGCGGAGAGCGAGAAGAAGACCGAAAGCGAGAAAGCGGCAAAGCGGGAAGGCGAGCAGGAGAACGCCAACGGCAATGGTTCCAAGTTCGCCAAAAACCAGCAGCGAATCGCAAAGACCTGGCAGCAGATCAATGAGGAGAAGCTGGCGGTCGAGGCAGAGAAGGCCAAACTGGCGGGGGAACGGGCCGAGTGGGAGGCGCAACGGGCGGCAGCCACTCGGACAACTCGGAACCCGGAACCCGGAACCCGGAACGGTTCGGCCGGCGCCGGCGGATTCACGGCGGAGCAGTACGCGCGGGCGGCGGAGCAGTTCGAGGCACAGGGCAAGTTCGACCTGGCGGACGCGGCGCGGGAACAGGCGGAGAAGCTCCGGACGGCCGCACCCCTCACCCCGGCCCTCTCCCCTCGGAGGGGCGAGGGAGGAGAATTCGCCGCGCGTCAAAAGGAGTCCTGGGAAAAGGCCAAGACGGAATTCCCGGAGATCCTCGACACGCGCTCGCCGGTCAACAAGGGCCTGATGGAGTTCATCAAGGCGCATCCGCAGGTGCTTCAATATGATCAGGGGCCTTATATCGCGGCGGATTATGTCCGGGCGAAGATGGCCGCGGCTCGGGTGGAGGGGTTGTCGAAGGAAGCGGCACAGGTGCCGGAGTTGAAGAAGCAGGTGGAGTCGTTGACGGCAAAAATCAATGAGCTGGAAAAACTGACCAGTTTGCCGGACGGGGGCGGGCCAACATCGCGCAGTGGCGAGTCTGCGAAGGGTTTCGCGGAGAAGACCTCGGCGCAGATGGAGGCGGAACTCGAACGGGAATTGGCCGGGCAATTTTAGCTAGGAGCAATAAAGCCGTATGGCAATGACCACTTTAGCAAACCCGGCCTCTGTCGCGGACCGGTTACTGACATTCTTTTCCAAGCGACTGCTCGAAGTGCAAATGGACAAACTGGTATTGGACCAGTTCGCCATTCAGGAGGATTTGCCGGCCAATGCCTCGGCGCGGACGATGCGCTTTTTCAAGCCGGAGAAGGCCAGCTCCTCGCTGTATTCATCGCCGACGGCGACGAACATCGTCACGGCGCTGACGGAGGGCGTGGCGATCAGCACGTTCAGGGAGAACGATTGGACGAAGGTGGATGTCACGCTCAAACAGTATGGAGCGGCGACCAAGATCAGTGACATCGTGTCGATGATCGACGCGTACAAGCCGCTCAAGCAGAACATTGAGCTAATGGGGCGCGATGCGGCGTTGCACACGGATACGCTGATCCGCAATGCGCTGGTGGGCTCCACGCATCCGGACGGGGCGACCACGCCCTTGACCCACACGTCGAACACGAGCGGCGCCGAAATCTTCCAGGCGGCCAACGGGACGCTGGTGCCGCCGGGCACATCGAGCACGTTGTTTACCACGATGAAGGCAGGCACGCAGGCGGACCTCATCATCACGCGGTTAAAAGTGTTGGCGGCGCTCACGCGGTTGCGCGTGAACAAGGCGCCGACGCTCAAGGGGGATCGGTATGTATGCCTCATCCCGCCGCAGGCGATGCACGACCTGGTGCGTGACACAGCTTACCAGCAGGCCTTCCAGGGGCGCGGCAATGAAGGGGTGTTCAAGGGGTTCCTGGGCGAGATCGACGGGATCAGTTTTGTGCTCAACACGAATCCTTTCATCGAGGATGAAACTTACGGGACGTTCAGCCAGACGGACACGAGCACGGTCGGGTTGATCTACTCGGTGTTGTTCCTCGGGGCGGGGGCTTATGGCGTGCCGAAACTGGCGGGGACGACCAGTCCGTTGCGGCCGAAATTCTTCATCAACGATAAGCCGGACAAGTCGGACCCGTTGAACCAATTCGTGATCGCAGGGTGGAAAGCCTACTACATGGCGATAGGCCTGGATGCGGCCAACATCGTCAACCTGCGGGTGAAATCGACCTTCGCGTAAACAGCGCGGAGACAAAAGAGGGTTCGTAGTGACCCCGGGGGCACAGCGGCTCCCGGGGCACTCTTCGGGGCGGGGATGGGACGGATGGGATGAATGGGACGGATGGGACTTATGGCGTGGGCAACTGACAACTGACAACGGACAACTGACAATGAACAATTCTGAAATTTGTGTGCCGGCGGCAGCGGTGGCCGAGGGTGGCGAGGACGGGGCGCAGACCATGCCGGAGCCAGGTGACGAGATCGAGGTCACGCTCAAGGGCAAGGTGTCGCGCGCGGAGGGCGGCAATCTCTACTTCACGCCGGAGTCGGTCAATGGCCAGCCCATGGCGGGCGCGGACGCACCGGCGGGCGATGGGATGGATGACGAGGCTTCCATGGATTCGGCGGTCGATGGGATGCAAAAGGAGCAGGAGTTCGCATGACCGCTTCGTCGCAGGGCTACATCCAGAAGCTTTGCCTGTGCTCGGGCGGCAGCTTCCGGCTGAAGTCGATCATGGGCTATCACAAGGGAGCAGCGCAGGCCTATCTCCAGATTCATCAAGCCTCGACGGAACCCGCCGATCAGGCGGTGCCGTGGCATGTCCAGGCGTTGTTTGCAGAAGACAATTTCTTTATCTCGCTGCCGCCGGATGGGTTGGATCTGGGGAATGCCTTCATCGTGGTGAGCACGACGGCCGCGACTTACACGGCGGGCGCAGCGGACATCATTTGCACGGTGACTGGGAGTTGAGTCATGAAGACACTTATCCACAGGATGGGATGGATGCGACTCATGGGAGCGATGGGAGCGATGGCATGGTTGGGGCTGTGCGCGTTCACGTTGTTCGGGCAGGGCATCAATACGAGGCCGGGCACGGGCACGGGGGGCGGCGGGACTAACTCGACTCTGGCCGTCGCGGTCAATGGCACAGTGATTTCGGGAGTGGCCACGCAGGTCAATCTGGTGGGCGGTACTAACACTGTTCTGACCCCGACGAATAGCAGCGGCAAGGTAAGCATCGGGGTGCATTCGAGCGGCGGGGGGGGCAGCAGCGCCGGACTGACCAACAAGGTGAATAACCTCAACGGCGCGGCAACCAATCTCTCGATGTGGGGTACGTTGCTGGGGGACCCAACGTTCGACGGAACGGTCACTCTGGATAATGTCGTCATTCTGTCAGGGGAAACGCGCCTTCCGACGGCCGCGCCGTCAAAACTTCTGCGCGTCGATAGTGCTGGCATTGTCACTGATGCCGTCGTGGGCAACGGGCTGTCTTTTGACGGCGCGACCGTCGTGCTGGCCGGTTCTGCCACCAACGGGCTGAACAATGGCAAGGCGGATAAGCTTAACGGGTCGGTGACCAACCTGACGGCCTACGCCGGAGCCAAGCCGGGCGCGACCATCGTCCCGGCGCCGGGCAGCGCCACCAATCGCTGGCAGGTGCTCGATACCAACGGCGTTCCCTCGCTCTACCAGGACTCAAACAACGTGTTGACCGCGTCCTCGGCGAGTATCGGGGCGGGTTCTGGCCTCGCCGCCGTGACCCGCTGGTATTCGACCAACGGCAGCAACTACGTCGAGCACAATGGCGGCCAGAATATCCTGACGAATTCGGTGATCCTGGAGGAGACCAACGCAACGGCCGGCGTGCGGGTATTGCAACCGGCTGGGATTGGAACCAATCAGGCGCACGCGGTCGCGCTCCTGCCGGGGCAGGTGGTGACTTTCAGCGGCACGGCTTACGTCGCCAGCAATTTTCCGGGCCTGGATGGCTTTGCCGCCCTGACACTGCCCGGCGCCGGCCCGGTCCTCTACGGCGGTGATTGGATCATCAACGAGCAGTTCCTCGGCGACTGTGTTGGCCAGGCGGCGGGGACCCTTGGTTCAGGACCATGGAAGACCCAAAACAGCGGCACCGTCCCGGTGCCCATCGCGGCCATCATAGGAGATCCCAACTGGACGGGCTACCTGACTCAGATGACGACCCAAACCACATCCGGCGCGTCGGCATACATGGGTGTGACCTCTGGCGGCACGAACATGTGCATGACCAACGGCGCGGGTTGGGTGATCGCCCGCATCCGCATTGGCCTGACCAATTCCTCCGGGGACGTGAGCACGATGCGCGTGGGCCTTGGCCGCGTTAATCACGCCGCTGAGATGAACACGGGGGCCGTGATCATGAGCAACACCAACGTCAACACAAACACGTTGGTCTGCGTAACTGCCATCAATGGCACCAGCACCTTCACCTATACCAGTTACGTCTGGACGCCGATGAAATGGTTCAACGTAGGCATCTATTTCGACACCACCGGAACCAACGCGGTCTTTTACGCCGGAACCAATGCTTCGAGCATGACCGCCATCGCAACGAATATTACCAACCTGCCGGGCACTGCCAGCGTCAACCCGTGGATTAACACCTGGCGCATCGCGGCCAGCAGCGGACTGACCCCGATGACCAACTACTGTGATTACTACAAAATGTGGGCGCGCAGCGACGCGCCCTGACCCGATGAAAACGCTTTTGCTCGCACTCTTCTTGTCAATGGCCTGCGCGGATGGGGCCGTGTTAGTGAGCGGGCGCCAGACGCTGGCGGGCAAGCAGACGATAAGCCCGATGGTCGTGCCGGTGGTGCCATGCCTATTGATTGGAGACCTGCACTACTCGTCGGGCTTTCCATCCAATACCACGACGGTCACGATCAGTTCCAATGGCCCGACGCTGACGTTGCAACTGGATTTTGCGGACCTGATCACCGCGGTTGAAACTACCTACACCATTTATTTCTCGGTCGAAGGGGCGGGGGGAATGCTGGTTACAAACTGGATTGCGCAGCTATTTCCGCGCTGGGCAGATTCGGCTAATACGTTGGACAGCCAATTCTACGGCTACTCGACTGGCTACCTAACGGGCACGTCTATCTTCTTACTAGAGAACGGCTTTGTTGGGGCACACGATCCAAACGGTGATGAAGTGGTCTATCCTGATACAACCTCCAGCCCCATCGTGACTCCGGTCACGAAGATCTGGGTGTTGATTAACCTCAGCGTGCTCGAACCCAATGATCCTTTCGGAGTGTATTATCTGCGTTTGGATTGGAACAACCCGCCGTGACGACCAAAGCAGAAAGCAGAAAGCTGAAACAAGACAGGGGCGTCGTTCCCCTCTATCTGCTTTCGGCTTTGTTGCTCGTCTTCAGCCTTCAGCCTTCAGCTTTCTCCCAATCCGTCAAATGCGCGTGGGACATCTGCGAGCAGACCAACGTCTCTGGTTACAAGGTTCTCTCCGGTCCCGCCTCTGGAATCTATACCCGCACCAACGCAATCGACGGCCGTTTGAATAATACCGCCCTCGTCACCAACCTGCCGGCGGGAGCAACGTTCCTGGCGGTGGTGGCGGTTCTCGATGGCGGGTTGGAGAGCGACCTGTCCAACGAGGTCGCTTGGACGAACAAGGCTTTTGCCCCGCGTAACTTCAGGCTGTCGGCCACGATGCAGGCCAGCCGGAGCGCGGGCGGGCCGTGGACCAACCTGGCCACGCTGGACCTGCCGCTGCCGCCCTTGGCGGGGGCGCAATTCTACCGCAGTAAACTTGTGTTGGAGCCGTCACCTTAACCGAAAGGAAACCTATGACATTGTCCGTTCTTTTTTGGGTCCTCTACATCGTCTCGCTGGTGTTCGGCGGGTGGGCTTACTGGCCAGCATCGGGCGGCAATATGCGGCCGTTGGGCGGCACGCTCTTGATCTTCATCCTGATCGGAATCCTGGGCTGGCAGGTCTTTGGCGCGGCGATTCACCGATGAAGACCACAGACGAGAAAAGGGGAAAAGGGGAAAAGGAGCACGGGAGAGCTACTCAGGAGATCTCCCGCGCCCCTTTTCCCCTCTGCTCCTTTTCACCTCTGCTCCTTTTCCCATTGGCGCTGCTGGCCGGCTGCGTCCACTACGATCACGACCACTTTAACCCGGCGGGCAAGCGGGATGAGCACACGGGCTTTACTGGCTTCCTCTACGTGGGGAGCGCCGGCAAGATTCGCTCGGAGGTCAAGGACACCGGGACCAATCATTCGCGGCTCATCACGGTGGGGACCATCCAGGGCCAGGGCGACACGCAATTCATCCAGGCGATTGCGGCGGGGGCCGCCGAGGGCGCCTTGCGCGGGGCGGCGGCCGCCACAGGCAAACCATGAACGCGCCGACACATACAGGCTTGGGCGTGGATCGGGCCGGCGGGCCGGTCATTGACCCGACGGCCAATGTCATCGCGCTGACGGAGGCGGCCAACAAACGGCAGGACGATCTGCGGGCGGCGGCGGACACTCTGGCGCAGGAGAGGCACCGGGCGCTCAATGAAGTCCTGAAGCTGCAGGCCCATCACAGCCGGGAATTAGCGGAAGTGCGCGTGGCTCATGCCCGGGAGTTGAACGCGTTGGAATCAAACCGGCTCAACGCGATCCGGCAGGTGGACGTGACGGCCGTCCAGACGGAGGCCCAGCGGGCGCTTAACTCCATCCAAACGCTGGCCGTGCAGACGGCGACCAACGCGGAGACGCTGCGCACGGCGCTCGTCAATACCGCACAGACCATTGCGGCTTCCACGGCCAGCACGGTCGCCGGGCTCTCCGATCGGATCGCGGCGCTGGAACGCTCGACTTACGAGGGGCTCGGCAAGCAGCGCATGGCCGACCCGTTGCTGTCGGAAATGATGGCGGAACTCAAAGGCTTGCGGGATTCGCGGGCTGGCTCAAGCGGCAAGACCCAGGCTTTTAATGATAGCTGGCTGTATCTGCTGGGCGCCGCGTCCCTCGTTTCAACCACGATGTCCATTGTGGCAGCCGTGATCGCGTTCCTGCACAGGTGATATGACCAACCTCTTTGCCATTATCGTCCTGACCCTGGCGACGAACGTTTCCAGTGTGGAGATCCAGGAAGGGTCTTGGGTCTCGGGTCCGGGGTCTGGGCAGACCCCAGACGCCAGAGCCTATCCGCCAGACCCCCGGCGGTTGGTGCGTGAGGAAACGACGGTGATCATCGAGACGGCCAGTGTCGCCTTCGAATACGAGGGGCGCCCCTACACGTTGCCGTTCCATAACCGGACGGTCTCGCGGACCGTGCGGCGCTTCCGGCCAAAACTGGTCGAGGAGGAAGTTAAATGATTTTTGTCTGCCCGGCTCGGCACTTGGAACGTGTCACGAAGTCCATGGCTGGGCTAGGTCCACCAACCATAACCAGTTGGGCAGACATCACCTATCTATGAGCAACGAGCATCATCATCACGATCATGACCAACCGGCCGGGCCGCCCGCGGCGCCGGCGCATCAGCCGGACGCGCCATGGGCGCCGCCGCCTTCGCTGGGGGCGTTGACGGAGGCGATCCACTTCCTGGCTTGCGAGATTCGCGAGGCGGGGGGCGGGAGCACTGCCGAGGAAGCTATTTCCCTCCTGACCCGCGAGCTGCGCGAGGATCGGGAGCAAAGG